AGCCAATGATCACTAGAGCAAGATTCACATCTATATTTAAGATGAGCATCTACTTCAATCGGTTTCTGGTTTTTCTTCTTTGCCATTATTCTCTTTCACCCAAAATATGAAATCATTTTTTTCTGTATCAAAAGCACTATCCAATAGACCCTCGCTGACTAACTTAGAAAGTATATTACTAATCATTCTACTATTAAATGATTCTAGAATTTCACTAAGAATTATATCATTTACATAATAACTTTCTTTTTTAGTTTTTTTACTAACTTTAATTCTAATATGATTTTTTGTAATAATTAAACACTCGTCATATGTTAGCACTCTGTTTAATTCTTCCACATCTTTTGGTGCTAGTGTAGAGAGTGTGTAGGTTAAATCATCATTATCTGTCTCGTTAACTTCTCCAAATAATTTGAAAACAAGTTCTCTTGCGTGATTGATAAATCCTGTCAAATCTTTGATCTGATACCAAGAATTCATAGGTAGTTCCTAATTAAGAATATCATATAATCCTCTATAGTAGTTTGGTTGACTAATAAAGTGAACAGCATTACTTTCTAAATGTTTCACATATTGTATTTGAATAGGGTTGTAAACAAAGTATTTCATTTTCCATACACCCTCATTAAAATGATTATTCCCCAAATACAGGGGGGAGTTTAAGCCACCCGCTGTATTGGGGATCAAATCATTCACAGGAAACGAAACACTAACAGGAAGATTGTCTATTTGACTAATTACATCTTTGATCCATTCGCTAAATCCCCAAAAGTTATTTAGATTACCCACATCAATCTTGAAGTAGTGCTTTTTAATATGCTCTCCTTCAATATCTTCTGGCTCATCGGAATCGTTTGGAAATTTATTCATAATAAAAGATGGCGAGGGAATCGAACCCTCTCACATAGCGTTTGTCGAGTTTCCCAACCAGAGGCTATGATCTTAGTCACCAGACTACCATACTTAAAGATCAACTATAGAAACCGTAACCGTCAGTATCCTCGTCCTCATCGTCTTCATAATAAGCAGCATCTACATCTTCCTCATCATCATTCCAGTTCCAATCATAATCGTTGGAATAATCTTCATCCTCATCCGTATAATCATCCTCAGCAAAATTGGCAGAATAGAGAGGCTTTAGAAGTTCGCCTTGATATTCACCAACCACAAGATATTCGCATGTGCGAAGTTTCTCACAATTACAATCAGTCGGTACACTCACAACATCCTTTGGATTAATCTTAACAATAACAATCTTATCGCCAGCCTCAAGACTACCATAACTAGCAACATAATTTAATGCACCAGCGTGAAGTCCATCAGAACAACCACGACTACGATTATCATCAACCTTTGCTCTGGTCATCTTACAAACATTACCAACACTGTTATCAAATACTCCACGATACTTATCCTTAAAATCACTCCTGACTGCCTTATAAGCAAGGAAGTAACCATCCTCAGTGATAGGCAGATGCTCATGCTCAAGGAAATCATAAAGTTCTTTTTGACTCTGCATACTAGGATTCTCCATAAGATTATGAAGAAAGTTAACAAGAGGATAGAAAGGTAGACCTTTGCTCATAAACTCAAGAATACGCTTACTGATACTACCATGAACTTCCTCACTCTCATACAAAACCTTACCATTCTTTATCTCCACAAGACCATCACTAAAAGTAGAGACAGCCTTTTCAATATCCACAATCTCCAAGAGTTCATCTGCTGTTGCTGTTGGCAACGCTTCTAGAATCATCTTGTAATTAATATGATCCGGCAAAACCTGATAGGTTCTATTATTAAGAACCAGTGTCAGATTACCATCAACCCACATAAACGGAACGCTCATTGTTTAATCTCCTGTGAAAAATTAAATTACTTAATCAAACTACTCAATTGCTTCTTGAATGACTCCACATCATTCAACTGATTATACCAATCGCCACTCTTGCCACCATAATAACCATCAATCTGCAAAAGAGGATTAGTATCCTTCTTTAGTTCTCTCAGATTGCCTGTTACTTGGGTGCTACCAACAATATACTTCAACATCGGGTTGCTGTCAACTGCTTCTTTAAGAGTTTTTCTAAGATTCTCAATTGAAGGTAGACTAACACTACCAGTAGTCTCTGTTTTAATATGTTTGGTATACTTATTGTCAACACCATACAAATTGGTCAACATTTGAACCAAACCATTATACATCACATTAGTCTCTCTGACCAACTGACTATTAACACCATTGATGCCAATATCATTTAGCAGTTTACTCATGTGACCAAAATAATCATTAGCCTTAAATCGTTCAATATCAAAAGTTGATCTATGCACAGTATCACTAAAGAACTCCATAATCATGCAGTGGTCAATAGCCTTAATTAGTGTAGCATTATTAATCTGACTACCATAATCAAGACCAAAGATATTTAGAATATGGAAAAGAATCTGACGATCCACAAAACCATGATTATAGTACCTATACTGATCACGCTTCTCGTCTTTAGAATATTCTTTACGACAATATTCAACAAGACCATTAAATTGTGATACAGTATCAAACTTCTTGATCTTAATTTTCTTTAGACGATCCACCATGAAATCATTAAACGGTACAAGATTATAGCCTTCCTTGATCAATTTTTCCACAAAGTTATGCTTAATTGCATAAATATTTGTATTACCAATAAGTTGCTTTGCATTATCAGTAGTAAAATTTTGAAAGATTGCACCCACTTCTGGAATATCTTGATTCTGTACGGTCTTATATCTAAGAATTGGCACATAAACAATAGAATCTTCCTCAAGCATATCATCAAGACGAGATTCACTCATCTCTCTCATGTGTGAGGCATCATTATAGCCAATACTAAGAGCAGTAGTATCCTTATGATTTCCAATGATTAGGAAAGCATCCTGACTACTAACACTACCCTGACTACTTCTATTAGTATTCTTGCGTGGATTATTGTTCTTGATCAAATCCTTATAGTCAGAAACCATGAGGATATTTTCTGATCCAACATCATTAATCAGATCATCAAAACCCTCATCACTCTTTGTAAAGTCTTTAGTATCAATCATAAGATAAGCAAAGCAATCATTCTGGTTACAATAACGAGTAACAATCTTCTTTGCTGTTTCTTCTGTCTTAATATCGCACTGGAAGAAAGTCATCTTGCCATTCTTCTTACCGCTAGTGTTCCAGTAGTTATATCCCTTGCCCGTAAGAGTTTCGTGATGAATCTTATCTGTCTGATAAACTAAACGACGAGAACGATAGCCAGTGCTTCTGTAGTTAAAAACGTACAGACTCTTTCCGGCCTTGATCTTATATTCCAAGTCCTCACCACTATTGATATTGTGGGTTTTATTATTAGAGTCTGTCCATGTTGCACCCACTCCCCAACCACCAGCAAGATCATTCATTGTATAATATGTGGCAATTGCTTCTACCTTAGTTTTAGCAGCAGCAATCTTCTTGCTGAACATTTCCTTCATTTCGAGGAAAATATCCTGGGTCTTATCACGCAGAGTTTTAACTACTGCTTTGGTATACTGCAATCCTTCACGGCTAACATCCATCTCCAAATCACCAATACCAAAGTCAAGTTCAAGATAAAGACCCTGACCAATGATTTCTCCCACAAAAGCCTTCCATGAAGCAATATCTGCCTTATTGAAAGCACGATTCCACTTGGCAATATGATCTGGAGTTTCCTGCTTATCTTCACCAATAAGATGAGAGGTAACTACCGGATAAGCAATATTACCCATGATAGCAACAACACCACTATCAATACGATGATATTGTGTAGGAAACAGATTATTATTAACTCTGCAAACTCTCCAGCCATCACCGTCAATCACAATATTACGATTGCTATATTCCTTGGAGAAATCTGTACCAATTCCACCAGAAATAATAGGCTTATTCTTAAAGTAGTGGAAAATACGAATAGCCTTCTGACTAAACTCATGAAAATCGTGTTGCTTAACAGCAAAACTAATTTCCAGACCATTAGGCTCAT